CAAAGTCTGATCAGTGGCACGTGGTCGAATTTCCAGCGATCATGGACCACGAACCAGTGTGGCCACAGTATTGGACTATAGAAGAATTAGAAAAGGTACAAGCCTCTCTACCCGCAGGTAAATGGAATGCACAATGGATGCAGAACCCTGTAGCAGAGCAAGGAGCTCTAATTAAACGTGATTGGTGGAACATGTATCAAGGCAAAGAGGTCCCACAACTAAGCTACGTTTTACAATCTTACGATACCGCCTTCTCCAAAAAAGAGACCGCCGACTTTTCAGCTATAACCACCTGGGGTTTATTCTATCCATACGAAGACTCGTTACCCAATATTATCTTATTAGACGCTGTCAAAGATAGATTTGACTTTCCAGAACTTAGAAGACAAGCCTTGCAACAATATCATCATTGGAAACCTGATATGGTTGTGATTGAGGCAAAGGCATCTGGACAGCCTTTAATCGACGAATTTAGAAAATTATACATACCCGTTTTCGCCTTTACTCCGTCCAAAGGAAATGATAAACATTCTAGAGTAAACAGCGTGGCTCCTCTTTTTGAGTCAGGGATAGTTTGGGCACCCGATAGAGACTTTGCTGAGGAGGTCGTTGAACAATGCGCCGCGTTTCCTTATGGGGATCACGACGACCTTGTAGACTGTACAACACAGGCTTTACTAAGATTTAGGCAGAGTGGTTTATTACAACACCCTGAAGATTACATAGAGGAGACAACAGCAACTAGGCCCAGAACTTATTATTGATTATGCCAAGTTTATTTAAAGAAATATTTCAACAAGTATTTAGAAGATTTGTAAAAGACAGAGGTAGATTTCCAACACCAGCAGAAAGAGATGTGCTCCAAGACATAGCTCAGAAAGAAGCTAGAAAACAAATGGAGAATATAGATCCTGTTTTCAAAGGCGTAGACAAGATGGACCCTGATAAACCTTTTAGAGGTTTCAAACCAAAAGTAGTACCAAAAGTTGAAACAGAAGCAGAGATACTAGCTAGAATGAATAGACAAAACAAAGAAGCTGTTGAAAGACTTAGAAAGAAAAAACAAGACAGAGAAGATTTTAGTATTGGTGGTGGTGTGATGAAAATTATTAAAGCTCTTGCTAAAAAAAGTCCTCTACAAAGATATAAAGATTATTTGGCAAGTGTAAAACGAAGAGCACAAACAGAACCAGAAAAACTAGCTCCTGAACTAGGTGCAGTCGCAGGTGGTGGTATTCTCGTTAACAGACAAATGAAAAGAATTTTAGAAGAGATGAAAGAGCAGGATAAAGAAATTAACTTAGAAAATTTTAAACAAGAATTAGAAAACGATCCTTTTTATCAAGAGCGTCCTGAACTTAAAGATAAAGTTTTAGAAAAATACGTAGAGACTATGTTTGGTGAAGAAAAAGCAAACGGTGGTCGAATAGGTTTTAGTGGTGGCGGTGCAGGTTTACCTGCTGCTACAGGTGGACAAACAGTTTTTATGGGTCCAACTTTACCTGAAGAGGAAGACGAAGAGGAAATTGTTGTACAAGACCCTGGTCCAACAGCAGAAGAAATCCCAATGCCAATGTTTGGTAATTTTGAAACCAACGATCCTAAAGAAGCTGCTAAACGTATTTTAATGGAATACAGTCAAAGATTTGGCACAGGACAACAAAGTGCACCTCTTGGAGGTGGAATAAATTTATTATTCGGTATGGGAGCAAACAGACCAATGGATGTTGGTCTAGGTATGCAAAAAGGAAATTTTAGTGGAGGCATAGGTTCTCTTAATGGCAATGTTTCTGCAGGAATTAATTTTAAAAAATCATTTCAAGAAGGTGGTCCGGTTGATCCAGACAGAAGAACGTTTGTAAAAATTTTAGGAGGACTCGCATCTATTCCTATTCTTGGAAAATTTGTGGCACCTTTAAAACAAGCAGCACCTGTTATAGCTGAGACAGCAAAAGAAGTTCCAGCTTATTTTTTTAAACTCGTAGATAAAATTAGAAGACTTGGTAAGGATGCACCAGGACTTACAGACATAGAAAGAACGACAGGTAAGAAATATAAAAATTATGAAATGGTAGAAGATCAAACTACTGGAGATATTATTATTAAAAAACAAAAACAAGGTAGCACTATGGTAGGTGATGACATGGTTGAAGGAACAATGTCAGAAGAAGTGCTAGCTTATAGAACACCAAAGAATACTCCAGAAGGTAGGCTGCCAGCAGACTACGAAGAGATTACAGTAAAACCAGACTTTGAAGGTAAGATGAGAGATGTTGAAGATGGTTTAGATTCTATGAGTGAAATCTTAGAAGAAGTTGGAGAGACTCAACTTAAAAAAGCAAGTGGTGGGCTAGCATATATGCTAGGAGAATAATGAAAATAAAACATTACAACGATGCAATCGACTGGCTCACTCGCCCTAAATTTAACGGCGGTGGCTCTGTAAAAAACAAAGAAGTCCTACCTAAAAGAAAACCAGAAGAAGAACTTAAGAAAAGAAAAAAGAAAAGATTTGAAAAACTTAAAGAGTATTTAGAAAACCCAGAAGAGGTAGAAGAAATGTTAGAGCTACAAGATGGTGGTCGGATTCAATTTCAAGCTGGAACTTATCCTAAAACAAATCCTCAAGATTTACAAAAATTAAGAAATTATCTTAAAAATTTAAAAGAGTCTCCTCAAACGAGCAAGCTTTCTAAACAGTTTAATATTGATAGAAGAACAATTAATTTAATTTTAGAAAGAGAATTTCCTGATTTAGTAACAACTCCTGGTCAAAGACAAGCTGCAAACGTAGCAGAAATGAACAAGCTACGAAAAGAAGCTACAGAGGCAGGTTACGAAAAAATATTAAAAGAGGGGTTTTTAGATGACTATAAACTAAAGATAGAAACACCTTCTGGATCGCCTTTTGCTAAAGGTTTAACAAATGCACAATTAGCTAAGAAATATTTTCCAGATGTACCAGAAGCTACAGGGATAGCAAGAGTAGAAAAATTAAATAGATATATTAGAAAAAAATTTCCTGATCTTACTTACAAGCCAGGAGAACCAACGTCTGCAACTGCAAAAAGAAGACGAGAGCGTATTATGGAGCAAAGAAAATTTTTGTCTGAAGAAGAAAAAAGAATTAGAAAACAACAATCTGCTCAAAAGAAAATTTTAAATAAATATTTTAGTAATAACCCAGAAGAAATTTTAAATAAAAAAGAAGTTAAAAAACTAGTTGATGTTAAATTAAAAGATGGAAAATTAGATTTTACTCCTAGATATAAAACAGATAAAGAATACATTGATCTAGCTAAAAAAGGACTATTGTTTGACGAGTATGATATTACTCCTGTAAGACTTGAAAAAAGAAATATTGAGTTTCCAATTAATAAAAATGTAACTCCTGCAAAATTTAATCAAGGGTTTATTAAACAAGTAGATGCTTATTATAAAAAAACAAAGGGGTCTACAGACGCAAATGTTTTAGCCAACAAAAAAATTATTTCTGATTTTTTAGATAGTTATGGTCTTACCTTAGAAACACGAGGTGAAAGAATAGGTAGTCCTACTAAGTTACCTGCAATCAATAAACAAACAGGAGAGTTACCTAATATTAAAAATACTTTAAAAAAAATGAATATTGGTAATTTATCTTTAGACACATATGTACAGCCAAAAACTAAACCCATTGAGGCTTTTGTTAAAAATATTAAAAACGTGGCGCCACAATTAAATGCCAAGCTTCCAATAATATCTACCATGTACGATGTAGCAAAATCTATTCCTGGTGATATAGGAAAAGCAAAATATTTATCAGCTGGTTTTAAAACTTTAGGTTTAGCTGTCGCTCCTTATGTTGCCTACACAACTTATCAAGATGTTATGGCAGGGAAAAATTTAGTTGAAGCACTAGAAAGAAATATAATTGGTACAGATATTATAGGTGGCACAAAAGATATTTTAGCCATGACTCCAGAAGAAAGAGAAGCTAGAGCAAAAGTTAAACAAGAGCAAATAGCAGAATTAAATATAGACATGCCTACAGGTTTTGGTTTTATAGAAGCACCACCTGTACAAACAGATATGGCTTTAGAAGAAGCAAAACAAAAACTTGATGCTGCTAAACAAAGAGTTGCAAAAGAAAGAGCTGAAGATGAAGCT